GCGCGAGGTCCATCAGCGGCTGTATGGACAAGGCCCCTCGTGGGAACGCGGCCAATCCGAGGCTGCGCGGGAGGGGCACGAGAAGCAGGCCGAGGAGCAGCGCAAGCTCGACGAGGGCTCAGAGCCGGTATCGGCGCAGCAGAAAGCGGAACGCGAGTGGGAGAAAGAGTTCAAGGAAGGGAAGCGAGGCGAGGCTGGGATGGCCCCGACCATCCCTCCAAGAGCGCCCGTGACATCACCGCCGGGCGCAGCACGCCAGCCCTCGCACACCTCCGCAGCCTCTACGACGCGCGGCGGTCAGACGACTCCGGCACCGGGACCAGCGACGCCTAAGCCTCCGAAAGATGAGGACGTGCGGCCCACCAAGCCGAACGAGGAACAGTACCCCAAGGACTAACGTCTGCGGGTAGAGTCCGCCCCGTTTATAGCTCTGCGGCCCGCGGGGCGGACTCGCATTGGAGTGCTAGTGACCGCCGGGTGGGGCTTAGACCTGCCATCCTTTCGATGTGGGGTCACTATCGCAGGCGGCTCGCTCTCTAGTCGGGGCGAGCCGCTAAGGACAGGAGGATACGATGGCAAAGTTCAGACTGCTTGCGGCGCATCAACTACGCAACACCGAGCTCAAAGCGGATGTGCTTTTGCTGGGGGATAGGGAGACGGAGCATCTCGGGGATGAGCGCGGGACGCTCGTTGGCGACGGTACGCCCTATCCAGTGGTACATGCTACCCTCGAGATGCTACCGCTCGACGCAGACGCAGAGGCGATGTTGGAGGTCGAGCGGGAACGACTAGCCAGCAATCACGCCTCGATGAACCCAATAGATCAGCTTCCGGTTATGTTGGCGCAGTTGGCAGGTCGAGACGATTATGACAACCGTTACGTCCCAGGTTTCCCTGGCGTAGCTCGTCCGCAAAGAGGGCCGCATTTGGTCGAGGACAAATCGTGATGCGCCATATCGTGCTGGCGGTCGCATTCGTGTTGGGTGGGTCGATAGATGTGGAGGCCCAAACTTTTGTGGCCCCGCTTAACCAAGTGGAACTCGACCAACAGGTCAGCCCCGCCAGCGCGTCGAGCTTCTTGTTCAATAGCCCAAACAAGGCCCTGGCTTCGCTGACCGTGGTCGCGGGAGCGAGCGCTGGGTTCGTGCTACTTATTGACGCAGCTAGTTTACCGGCTAATGGCGCCCTCACATCATGCACGGGATCGGCGACTGCTCGTCCGTGCCTGATGTGGTGCGCACCAGTGGTCGCTAACGGCATCGTCGATAAGCAGTGGAACTCGCCGATGTCGTTCACGACCGGCGTCCTGGCCGTCTTCAGCACGACCGGCTGCGCTTCGCTGACAGCTTCCGCGACCGCGCAAATCTTCGGGCAAGCCCCGTGAGGAGTCCCTGATGCCCCTATCGACAGACGAGTTCATCCTAACCCATCGGGTCGTCACTGGAGTGGTGGACGCTGAGCCCATCGCCGTCGCGATACGCTTTATAATGGAGGCGTCGCCCTGCGGAGACGACCCTGGATGGAGCGATCTGGTCATGGAGAACGGTGAAGAGTGGACCATCGCCACGCCATTTGGCGAGCTCGTACCGACATCGCGCCCATGAAGAGGGCTCTCGCCGTTGCGCTGGCCCTGTGCGCCCTGGTGCCCGAAGGGCACGCACAGAACGCGATCACGCAGGAAGGCACCGTCATCCAGAACTCGCCGATGATGTTCCGAGGGAACAACCGGGCGCGACAGGGGGCGACCGTAGGCGGCGCTCCGACCGGGCAGATCGTGACGACCGGCGATGCCGTGGTTGGAGGGCGCTGCGACTACAGCGCACCAACCGACGCGCTCTACTACCGACTATGCCTCGATGCGAAGAATGGACAGATAATCTACGACGGTACTGACTCGCCTAAGGGACTGTCGTTCCTGATCAATGGAGAGCAGATCGCGATCGGCTCTGGTGGTGGGGGCGGGACGTTTCCCGGAATTGTCTCCGGTGTAATCAGCGGGGAAAAGACCCAAGGCAACAGCCCTGGCGATTATGGCGGCATCTGGTCCTTTGCCGGAGTGTCCGTAACCGCCGACACGGCCACCAACCTAATGCCTAGTTCAGGCATACCGGCCTGGAGCGTAAATCACAGCTTTGGCGGGCTCGGGGCCGGTGAGGCAAGCCGGTTCGGCGTCTGGGTCAATCTGCAGCAGGTAGGGAACTTACCGACTGGGACCGGGGCGCATGTGTTCCACACCGGGATTTTCTCCAACGTCACGTCCAACTACAACTCGGGCACCTCCGGCGTAGGCCAAATGTACGGTTATGCGGCTCAGGTTGCAGCGGGGCCAGGATATACCAGCACTTACGGATTGGTTGGCGGCGAGATCGACGTTGCCAACAGCAGCCCCAACACAGGCATGGTCGAAGGTTGGGGCGTTGCCAGCGTTCCACTGACCTACGGCAAGCCGACTTATCACGGTTTCAATTATGATGCAGGCTATGGGCTGTGGGCTGGTGGCTCGTGCGGCCCCGGTGTCCTGGCTGGGGGCAGCGATTGCATCGGGTTCAAGGTTGGGTTCTCGTTTGGCCGTCACGACAGCTATTTTCCGATTGACGAGCACGGCTCGATGATTAGCGTCCGCAAGGGCGTCGGCACGACAATGAAAGCTGATTATGGCATTCGCTTTGTCGATGATGACTTGGTGACTCCGGTACAGTTCGCAGTCTGCGCGTTCTTGTCAGCGGGCGTGTGCATCGACGGCAGAGGCAACTACAAGCTGGAGATCGGCAATCCCTTCATCTCGATGAAGGATGTGAGCGTGATAACGCCAAACACCAACAGCGGCTTGATGCGACTGACAAGTAACGGCGCGCAGAGCGGCGCGAACACATTTCAGTTCCAGGTCAACACCGCTGCGGCGGGCAATTTCAGTACGGTAGTTACTCCGATCGCTTTTGGTGCCACAGGGATCTTCGTGACCGGCCTCAATATAGCCCAGCTTACGCCACCGTCGTCGAGTTCGCCTTGCAAGGCAGGCCAATTTATGGCCGATGCTCAGTACATCTACACTTGTGCAACGGATAATGCCTGGAAACGTTTGGGAAGTGGAGCAACGTGGTGAAAAGGCTCATCGCCCTTGCTCTGTGCCTGCTCCCAGCCGGGGCAGCGGCGCAAGTGAGTGACATCGAATTGATGCAGATGCGGGCCGACAGCGCCGAGGCAACGGCACGCTATTTGTCGGCACTGTTGCAACGGGAGCAGCAGAACGCCAAGGCGCTGCGTGAGTGGTGGGCCTCCTACGTCGAGGGATTGAAACAATGACCCAGCTCGATGTGGCCCGCGAAGCCTTGGCACAGATCGGCACGCGCTCGACGATCGCCTCGCTCAGCGACGGAAGCGCGGAGGCGACATACGTCAACTTCCTCTACGGGCCGATCCGCGACTTCCTGCTGGTAGATGGCGACTATGACTGGTCGATGATACCAGCGGTCCTGGTTGAACTCGCACAGCCCAACTTTCCGTGGGTTGCCTCCTATCCGTATCCGGTGAACGCGCTCCGCATCCGACAGCTGTTACCGCTTGTCCCGGACCCACTCGATCCGCATCCGATTGCCTGGAACGTCATAAATATCGGCGGCCCGCGCCTGATCTACGCCAGCGAGAAGGTGGGCGAGTGCCTCTACACTGCGCCTGCCAGTGAGGATCTGTGGGACGCGATGTTCCGGCAGAGTTTTGTGCGGATGCTCGCGAGCGCATTGGCCTTCGCGCTCGAGAACCGGATCGAGGCATCGAAGGTGAAGCTGGACGAGGCGCTGGGCTTTGCCGGGGTCGCCAAGCTGCGGGATATGTGAGGAAGCATGAGCAGTAGTTATGGACAGAAAGCTGTTGGTCTGAATTTCAACCCATCCGGCAATCCAGAAGTACAACGAGTCAAGGAGCTTTACGCTGAGATCATTGACCTGTGCTACGAGGCACGATTGGCCTCGACATCGCCTGAGCAGATGCGGTTGTTCTCGGTTGCGATCACCGAGGCTCAGACCTCGCAGATGTGGGCGGTTAAGGCCCTCACGTGGGGTGATTGATGTCGATCGAGAGCATCGTCAACCAGTCACTCGATCTGATCGGGTACAAGCGCCACATCGGCTCGATTTACGACGGGAGCCCGGCGGCGCGGATTGCGCTCGACGCCTGGGGAGAGACGCGGGACGAGGTGCTGGCGCTGCGCCCCTGGCCGTTCGCCCGGTTCTACTTTCCGCTCGCAGCACTCACTAATCCCCCACCGCCCTGGCCATATGTGTATGCGAGGCCCGCCGCGGCGATCCGGGTGCTGGACGTTATCCCTTCGGTGATCGCCGAGGACGAACGTCTGCTGGTGTCGCCGATCCGCTGGATGGAGTTGGGCGCTCCCGAGCGACGCCTCGCCTCGAGTTTTTCCCCGGCGAGTGCTGTCATCACATACCGCACTACGGATTTCGCACAGTGGCCGCCAGACTTTACTGCGGGGATGGTTCAGGCGCTCGCCGAGAAGCTCCAGCATGGGCTCGTCGGTGGGGCGCAGGAGAAGAGAGATGACGCCGGACGACGTAGTGAACAACGCGCTTGAGATAGCCGGGCACCCCGAGCGCATCAGCTCGCTGTGGGACGGCAGCCCGGAGGCGGCTATTGCGCGCGACCTCTACGGTGAAACGCGCGACGAGGCACTTGCCGCACAACCGTGGAACTTTGCGCGGGCGTTCTATGCGCTGAACGCGTTCGGCGCACCGGCTACGGGATGGCTATACAGCTACTCCCGGCCCGCGACCGCAATAACCCTGCTCGACGTATATCCAGGAAACCTAACAGAGGAACAGGTACTTGATGCGCGGCCAAGCCGTTGGCTCGAGGTTCGCACTGGCACGCGGCTCATCCAGACGCGCTTCAGCCCCGCCATAGCCGCAGTGACCGATCGCGTGGTCGATCCTACGACCTGGGTGCCGGACTTCACAGCGATGGTCGTGGAAGTGCTCGCCAGGAAACTGCAGGCCGCTTTCGGCAAGGAGCAGGTAGATGAGTCCCGAGGACATCGTTAACAACGCGCTTGAGCTGATCGGGCACCCGACCCGAATTGGCTCTTTCTTCGATGGCAGCCCGGAAGCGGTGGTGGCGCGCGATATGTGGGCCGAGACACGCGATGCCTTGCTGGTACGAACGCAACCGGACTGGGCGCGCGAAGACGTACCCCTCGAAGTAATCAAGAGTGCCCCACCCTACTACGATGAGCAGACACCGTGGGTCGCAGGGAAATACCCGGACATGCCGTGGCTCTACGAGTACGCGCAGCCGGAAGTGTGTCTGGTGCCACTGGCCTTGAAGCCGAGGGCGCACACACTTCCGATATGGCGCCCTCATGCCATGCGCTTCCGAGTTAAAACCGGCCAGGATCAGACATACGTTCTCTTGGGGAATGACCCGGCCCCGATCCTCACCTGCATAGTCCACACAAACGATCCAGACATCTGGTATGAGGACTTCATCGAGTTGATGACCGTAACGCTGGCGAAGAAGCTAGAGCGCCTCTTCGCGCCCATACCGGAAAGGAAGCGTCCTGATGCCAACGACGCCGGACGACGTAGTGAATGAAGCCCTCGATGAAATTGGAGTCGAGGCTATTGGTGATCTGCACGAAGGATCGAAGACAGCGAACGTGGCGCGGAGGAATTATGACCCGATGCTGCGCGCTATGTTTGCCGCGGCTCCCTGGAACTTCGCCCGGCGCCAACGCCAGATCGATATGCGCGGCGATGCCTCAGGCCAATACCACGCCAACCGCAACGTTCCGCTGCACTGGTCATACATGTACGAGTGGCCCAACGACTGCGTACATGCGAGGTGGGTACTTGGGCTGGACGCTTATGCCCTGGACGCGAGCGGTGCTCCCCTGGCCGCTGCGCCAGCGTGGGCGCGTCCAGCCCCTTTTATCGTGACCGACGCACCGCTCGTAAACGACATCGCCAGCGATTGGGACCAAACGGAGGGCCACAACCCCGAGAGCACACGGGTGATCGCGACTAACGAACTCGGGGCGATGCTCGTCTATACGGGGCTGGTGCAGTATCCAGACGCATGGGATGCAGGGTTCCATCGTGCTTTCGTTGCCGCGCTTGCGGCTCGTCTTGCGATCCCTTGTATCGAGGATAAAGCGCAGGCGAGGGCAATGCGCAGCGACCAACTCGCCATCGCCCGCGACGCCCTGATCGAAGCGCGGGTGCGGGACGGCAACGAAGGGTGGACCCTGACAGACCACACCCCGGACTGGATCAGGGTGCGCACTTCGACCGCGTGGCGGGGCTGGCACGGAAGTGGCTGGTGCAGCTTCCCGTTTGTCGAAGACGCAGGGGGCGTATACTAAGTGCCTGATCGCGAAGCCCCGATATCGCTGGCGCAGCATTCCTTTGCTACTGGCGAGGTATCGCCTGGCTTTTACGGGCGACAAGACATCCAGAAGTACGCTAGCGGCTGCGCTGTCCTACGTAATTTCTATGTCGATCCGAGGGGTGGCGCAACAATCCGCCCTGGTACTCAATTCATCGGCTACCCTGCAACGCCCGGCTACACGAGGCTGATCCCATTCCAGTTCTCGCCGGATGTCGGCCA